GAGTCCTAGGACTCTCTCTGATTCGAGTCGCAGCATTTCGCTGTCCCAAGTTGATACCTAGAGATAACACTATGGCCGGGTTCCCGCGAGAACGGACTCTCTCGCGTGGGTTTGAGGAAGGTTTCCTCATATATGTTCCCACGGGAGAAGAGACCCTCGTTAACACGAATCTTGGTTATTCCCACTGTATTGATACAGTTGGTAACCATGATTACGCTAACGGTCTCGAAATCAACCACCATACTCTTGTGCCCGGGAAGATCTCGGGTCAAGAGGCTGTGTGGCCGATTTATGGATTTAGGGATTATCCCTATTCCAACCAACCTAAGGCAGACTATGCCCCTGGTTGGGACTTTGGCCGTCCCTCTAACTCTGACAGCATCACTCAGCTACTAGCATGGACAAACCCCTCCAGACCGGAGGTAAGTATGCTCAACTTCATAGCTGAACTGAGGGATCTCCCCAGGATGCTCTACGAAAAGGGTCTTGAACATCAACGTGACAGGCGAGCCACCCTTGACGCACAACGCCGTCGTACTGGAAAGTACGATAAGCGTTCTCGTCAATGGGTGGATCATCCTGACACCTTTGAGCGTTCAGGTAACTCTGTAGCAGAATACAACTTCGGTTGGCAACTGCTATTCGCAGATGTGCAGAAGATCCTCCTCTTCTCTCAACACGTTGAGAGGAGAGTTAAGGAGCTAGAGACCCTCTATAAGACGGGTCTCCACAGGCAGAGAGTGTTATGGAGTTCGTCACAGCAGACTACGTCTACTGTGACGTTCAACAGCTTCGTGTGCGGGGTTGAGGGTGAGCGGACTACTAAAACGTTCGCTCGCCAGTGGGCATCGTGTGTCTGGAGACCATTGTCTCAAGACCCCGCGATCCCCTCTCGACCTGACCTCAGGGCGAAAGCCATGGGGTTGGTGCACGGGTGGCGCGTCGACCCATACGTTGTATGGGAGGCGTTGCCATGGTCGTGGTTTTTCGACTACTTTGTTAACGTTGGCGACCTTCTGGCCGCTACGCAAAACATGGTAGAGTTCTTCCCGACCGACTGTTGCGTGATGACGCACATCCGTAGTACGATCTCTGATCGTATTACGTTTTGTTCGGATGGCTTCACGTGTACTCCAGGGCGATATGTCTTTGAACAAAAGTTCAGAGCCTTATCGTCAATCGGTATCAACGTCACACTACCGTTCCTTAGCGGCAAGCAACTGACTACTCTGTTGGGTATTGCGGCTAATGTCGGTTCAGTCTGACATCTGCCTCTTACCCAAAGGATGCCATTCATGGCTTTCGGATCTACTCTCACCATCACAGTCAATGCGGTGGCAAAAGTCCTTAATCGGCTCGGCGATATCAATGCATATGCTTCTCAGTATATGTTGCGATCGTCGACCGACGAGTACTTGGTTGACATCAAGCACTCGAAGGAGAACGCGAAGGGTATTGACCCGCTTCTGCGGGGCATGGACCGGCACACTATGGTGCTGACCCATTCCATCTTCGCGACTGCGACTACGCCTAAAATCGTCCGTCAAGTGCAGTGGACTATCCGCTGCTCTCCGGGCGATGATCCGGCGCTAGTGTCGTACTTCTCGCAGGCCGCTGGCAGCTATGCTGCCAACGCCACGCGCGTCGACGACGTCATTGCGTGGCTGAGCTAATCTAGCTCAGGGTTTCCACGCCGTGATGCAGGTCTAGAACTTTCCGAAAGCACGGGTTCACAGCCAACTGAGGAGTTGACTATGACTAAGTGCCGTAGTGAATTGCATCTAGGCTTCATCCGTAGCGTCCTTCTGGATGCTACGTCTTACTACCCAAATGACCAGTTGGAGTTTGAGCGCGACTACTTGCGTCTCGAATCCCTTAGTCGAACTTATGGTGACCGGGTATTTCTACTCGATCTACCAGCTGTCCGCAAGGTCCTTGACAGGGCCTTGGAGACTTGCGTACTATCGAGAACTGGTCTCCCTCTCACGAGGGGGATTAACTCTCGCACCCCAGTGCCTAGACTTTTCCGGGCTCTGTGGTTACGCGTGTTCGACATTTCTGGATGCCTAACTCAGCACATCGACACTACTGCGTTATTCCTTCTTAACACCCTCTTGGGTGGATTGAAGAAGTATCGTCAGGAGTGCTCCGACACAGTGCTATTCAACACTGTCAAGGAGTTTTTCGATGTTGACGAAGCCTTACCTCCGCCATCTACTTTATGGGATGGCGATGGTCTTGACTGCGGGACTCATAGTCCTCGCCCCCTCGCAAGAGGAAGTGGGGACGCAGATTTCCGTCAGGGCGAACTGTTCCCTAATCGGGAACGATCCGAGCTTCGATCAGTGCTGGGCACGGTCCAGCAAGTTGCTGACCGTGTCGTCGTGGAACTGGGGGAATATTTCCCAAGTGACCACGCGTTTAGGCATGGACCAGGTGCCACAGCCGAGTTCAAGCGCGGAAAAGGTTTTAAATACTCTTTTCCAAGCTGGGGTCCTCGACTGCATGCTGTCTTCCCAGCGGAAGAGTTTGCATTTGCAAACTTGTCCGTATTGGGAGACATCCTCAAGCCTCACGGTCTCCCTGGAATAGAGGAGGCGTCTAGGCTTATTGCTGTCCCAAAGACGCAGAAAGCTCCACGGCTTATCGCCGCGGAACCAACTGCTCATCAGTGGTGCCAGCAGAATATCAAGGATTTCCTTGATAGGAGGATTAGCAGTACCTTTATTGGTGACTCTATCGACTTCCGTCGACAAGAGCTTTCCCAAGAGGCTGCTAGACATGGATCCGTTACGGGTCTAACTGCGACGCTAGATTTGTCTAGCGCTTCGGATAGATTATCTTGTCAGCTTGTCGAATCGGTCTTTCGTAGGAATCACTCCCTACTTAGGGCCTTTATCGCCTCGCGGACAAGGTATATCCGTAACTCTATCGATAAGAAGTCCCCTAAGCTGCATAAGCTTAGGAAGTTCTCTTCGATGGGATCTGCACTCACTTTTCCTGTTCAGTCGCTTGTCTTCTATGTCATCTGCTTAGGGGTAGGTCTTTACCTATCCGGAGGCAGATTAGGAGACATAAAGCGGCTTGGCAGGCAGGTCCGCATATACGGGGACGATATCGTTGTCCCCGTAGAATGGGTACCGCGGATAGTGGAGGTGTTCTCACATCTCCACCTCAAGGTTAACGAGGACAAGTCTTTCTGGAACGGAAAGTTCCGTGAAAGTTGCGGCCTCGATGCGTATGACGGTGACGATGTCACCGCTGCGTATATCCTTGAATATCCTGATGAAGCCAGCCTCGGCTCGATCGCATCAGTCGTAGACGTGTCAAATAACCTTTATAAGAAAGGTCTATGGCATGCCGCCGATCTGTTGAGAAAGTCAGTGCCATTGGTATTAAGAAACTTAATACCAACGGTCCCGATCGGGTCAGGATACTTCGGCTTCGAATCCATCTGCGGGTTCTCCACCAGGTCTAAGACCCGGTGGAATAAGCACCTGCAGTATGGAGAATTCCAATCGTTGGTCCCCAAAGGGGATTCAACCAGTGGAACGAGGCACGAAGGCCACGCTAATCTTCTCCAGTACTTCACTGAAGACCCTAGTCTGGACCAACTCTCGAGTTGGGAATCAGGCTTGGTCAGCGTGGTTGAGCCGTCACTGCGTAAGAAGTGGCTACAACTTCCCCTCTGGTGTCCGACGAGGACCCAGAAGAAGGTGTATGAAGCGCACTCTCTGGCTTAGTGCCAGATACGCAAGGCTCTAGGGCGGGGGGGGGCAACCCCCCCTATGTTTGCTCTACGAAAGTAGAGCATCCCGG